GAATCTTCGCACGTTCCCTCTCCTCCTTCACTTCGGCCTCGTACCTCGGTGCCCAGCGTTCCACGAACGTTCTGAGGTTCGCGATGCGCTTGCGTTTCTTCTCTTTGGCGATGTACTCGGGCGTTGCGCGTTCATCGTCATACCGTAGCGACGGACTCATTGACTTTCGCCTCCCTCTTTGCCTTCTGCCACGCAAGTGCGCGAATCAACTTGCATTTCTTGCAGTGCCTACGGCCTTTGTACACTCCGGTATTTTTCGGCGTGTACTCATGTCCGTGCGGGCAATGAGTTTTTGCTCGTTGTCTCGCGCCAGCAAGCTTACCCGCGTCACTTCGACGCGTGTTCTCCGCGTGCGTTACCGGTTCAAGATGATCTGGCGTCACGCAGTTTCGAACCTTACAGAGATGATCTAGCTGCAAGCCTTCCGGGATGGGTCCTACCATAAGCTCGTAAGCCATACGGTGGGCGTAGTACCCTGGATACCTCTTCGATCGGAACTGCGCGTAACCATCGTGTGTCAGTGAACGCGTCCACAACATGCATCCGTTTTCATCAGGTAGTGCGACGTTTCGGTAAAAGAACGTCTTCACGGGCGGGTATCTCCGTGTCACAACAGGGTTCCTCCCGTAAGTTCCGATACCTGCGACTCAAGATCGCGCGTGTTCTTTCCGAGACGCTTGAGTTTCACAATGTCCCGCGTGATTTCCTGCATTTTTCGCATCTTGTCCGACAGCCGATCTAGCTGCGCTTCTTCGATGGTTCCCGTGGCGACAAGATCAATGATGGTAATGACGTCGTGCTGCTCTGACCCCACGCGGTGGATTCTGTCTTCACCCTGCAAGCAGTCGATCATGCTCCAACTTCGCTGCAACCGAACCATGGTGTCAGCGCGCGTGAGGTTGAGCCCGACGCCGCCCGCCTTGTAGGTAAATAGGATATAGTCGATCTTCCCATCCTGGAACGCTTGCACCGCAGCGTCCCGCTCGTCCGCAGACACGCCACCGGTAACCCGCGCGAACGGGATACCGGCGTCGGTCATGCGGGCCGCTGCAAGGTCGATGAGCTGTCGGTGTTCGGCGGCGATCACCATCGGCTTGCCTGGTTCGTCTTCGATGATCGACATGAGTTCATCGATCTTCGAGGACTTCGGGCTGTCGGTAAGCGACACGATCCACGTGGCGGGGTCCTCGGGAGTCTCCCCCTGGTCAACCTCGCAATAAGCGGACGCGAACTGCAACAACCGGGTAGCTCCCGCCAGATTCCCGTTGGCTACGAGGACTGTTCCGTCCTCCAAAATCGTGACCAGTTCCTTTTCGATGTCCTTGTACGCCTTCGCCTGCTTGGGGCTCATCTCGACATCACGTCGCATGAACACCTTGTCGGGCAACTGCTTGAGGACATCGGCCTTAATCATGCGGCGGAAGTGCGGGTCAAGGATCTTGAAGAACTCCGCTTTCGTATCCGGCTTCAAGCCCACGATCGACATCCCGCCGAAGTGGTTGTATTCGATACGGGCGTACCGGTCGATGAAGGCGGACTTCGAGGGGAACACGTCAGGCGCGATAGCGTGCCCGATCGACCACAGGTCACCCGGGTGGTTCGCCACTGGTGTGCCGGTGAGCGCCCAGCGGTATTCGACAGTCGGACCGTGAAACACGTTCCAGATAGCACGCGTTTGGAGCGCTTGCGGGTCCTTCACTCTGTGTGCTTCATCAAGCACACAAACCTTGAACGGAATGCGGTTGAGTTCCTTCTCGTGCACCTCGCAGGCGGACTCTTTCAAGTCGGGCGTGCCCGGCTGCGTCTTGGTGGCGCACTCCATGCACCGCTTGAGGCGCGTCGAGCCGTAGGAGGACAGGCGGGAATGCAACTTCATCGCTTCGATGTTCACGATGATGATGGCGTTGTCCGCTTCGGCAGCCTCGTTGATCTGCACGCGACGCTTAGCGGCGCTGCCCTGAATCACGAACGGGTTCGCCTCAGGCAGCCACCGCTTGATCTCGCGTTCCCAGTTCCGTTTCAGGGAGTTAGGGCAGACGATCAGAACAGGGTAAGCCTCTCCGATCATGTCGACAGCACGAACAGCCGACAATGTCTGAAAACTCTTGCCAACTCCCATTTGATCCCCCAGGAGCACACTGCGTGCTTTGACCAGAAAGTCACGCCCGGGGATCTGGAACGGATACAGGATGTTGTCGTGCCCATTGGTGTAGTCGGAGCTACCTGCGAGCGACAACGCTTCACGCAGTGACAGCACTTCGTTACGACGCTCCCGCTCAGAACGCGCCCAAGCGGCAAGCTCCGGTTCGACAACGATGCGGTCCCCGAACAGCTCGCGCAGCACGATGCACGCGGCATACGACTTCGGAAGCGTCCAGCGCTTTGCCTTGCGGTCCCACTTCTTACCAGGGATCATCTTGATCTGATAAGAGTCGTTCCACAGCGTTTCGTCGGGATCCCCGTTCGCCTTGCGGCTGAACAGGGTGATCCGGTCGTCTTCGCCGAGTTCGGCATAGATCTCATTCATCGTTCATCCTTCCGTCGTAGGTTCCATACTAGCATTCCGCACCAGTTCTGACCAGCGGGGATAGTCCACATCCTTGAGGATCGCGAACGCCTGCCTGGCGGCGTCGTTGGCGTGACGCATCCCGGGTGTTGACCACCCGACAGCTTTCAGCATGTCGTCACTGGCGAATTTGAGATTCGCCTTCGCGTACTGGCGAACGTCGCTCACGCCGTGAAGCGCGGCGATCGCCTTCACCATGCCGGTGACCTCAAGCGCCTCGGTCTGCTGCGAGAGCTTCGCGGTCTTCGGCGTGATGATGTAGCGCTCCACAGCGATAGACACCTGAGCCGCGCTGAGCATCTTCACCGTGTGTCGCAGCAACGCGTCGAAGTGCGTCGGGAAGTACTGGACTTCGATGTGTTCGGCGGTGGCGAGCTTGCGAGCGCGCGCGGTGCCGTACAGATACAGGCCCGTTGTAAGCCCCGGGTCGATACCTATGGTTACTTTGTCACTAAATGTCACGCTTTTCGCCCCATTTCTTTCCGATGGCTACTCCCGCAGTGATGGGAATTGTCAAGAGTGTCGAGTCGTTCATAATCTCTCGGAGTGTATGCACCGCTTCGGGCACGTCGTCGTCGTCCACTTCGAGAATAATTTCATCGTGGATCGGAAGTCGCATCGCGTCTCCGAGCCCCGCAGCATCGATCTCACACAGTTTCATCTTGAGGATTTCGGCTGACGTACCCTGAATGATGAAATTGACGAGCTTGTATTCCTTGCCCTGCTCTCCGATGAACTTGCGGTGCGTCAACGGTGAGCGCACGTATGGAGTGCCCTCATCGCGTTGCCGCTGCTTGGCTACGCGCTGGATAGCGTTCTGGAACTCGGGCACCCCCACGTAAGCGGCGTTGAACTCACGCTGCAAGTCCTCGACCTCTCCCAGCGGTACGCCCGTGGTGGTGGCAAGCTTGTCGTTACCAGCTCCGTACAGCGTGGCGAACACGTAGGACTTCGTAAGCTGCCTGCGTCGGTCGCTCTTGACGATCCTCGGATCGTGGTAGATGCGCCGCGTCAACGTCGTAAAGAAGTCACCCTTCTCGGCGAATGCAGCCGCAAGTCCGGGATCACGGGACAAATGCGCCATGACACGCAGTTCCGCCTGGTCGAAGTCGACAGAAACCAACGTCTTGCCTTCACCTGCAACAATGCAGTTGCGGATCACGGAAGACAGCGGGTCACCTCCTCGCGGTAGCTGTTGCAGGTTCGGAGATTCTAGGCTCATTCGTCCCGTTCTGACCCCGAACTGACCTCCTGACTCTCCTGCGGTCTTTCCTGACCCTCCGATACTATTTATCCTAGGGTGGATGCGATTATCCGATTCTGAGAATTCTAGGAACCTGGAAAGGTAGGTCGATCGGAGCTTTTCCACCTTTCGACGCTCACTGATGAGCTTCGCAAGTGGGTGGTCAAGCGTTCCCATGACTTCCTTGTCGAGCGAGAAGTCACCTCCCGGGGTCCGCTTCGTCAGCGGTACACCGTCACGTAGAAGCACGCTGACAACCTGATCTTTCGACCCCGCGTCAACCCCGAATTCGGAGTGAGCCCGATCGGACAGGTTGTGGTACAGCGCCGTGAACTCCTTTTCCTGCTGCATCGTGTACTCACGGTCGACCATGACGCCGTTACGTTCCATTGAGTTGACGATCCACCCGATTGCTAGCTCAAGGTCATACGCCCGAGGACTGTCCACCAGCACCGTCTTAGCGTGATGGTTCCAGGTGCGAAGAGTCAGCACGGGGTCGAGCGCTGCATACGTCCAAAATGCCGCTACAGGACCGGTCGGGGCGATGGGTACCGTTCCCCATGTCCACCCGCCTGAGCGCATGACCTCGCTCAATTGACTCTGCATCGACGCAGCACGCGCGTCAACGTGGATGCCGGATTGCGTCTTAAGAGCAACTGATTTCGTCGGGTCTGCAATGTGCGCAGCGAACCGACCGTCATCGACCATGTGGGTAGGCATGTCGATGCCCTCTGCCGCCAGCATGGCGCAGTCATATTTGCTGTGCCAGCCGACCCAACGACCGCGCCACCTTTGGATGATGGTGCGTACCAAGCCCTTCCATTCGAGGAACGGAATAGCGAACCCGTCCTGTTCGTCGCCGATCTGGAACATGCGAACGAAGTCAGTCTCCGGCGACAAGCCGCTACCCTCCGTGTCGAAGGCGACACGATCACCCTTAACGTTACTCAACCAAGTGAGCAGATTTTCGGCGTCCTCAAACGTCTCGATCAAGTGCAAATTGACATTACTGAGCGTCATCTTCTGTATCCTTTCGTCTTTCGTTCCTACGCCTGCGCTCATTGTCCCGGTGGCATGTTCGACACTTGCGCGCACCATTCCGCTTGTTGACGTGCGTGTTCTCTGCGTTGTACTCATGTCCCGCTGGGCAGTGTGTGATATTAGCGGACTGCACTGTTCGTCGCACAGCGGAGGTGCTGCGTCTTTGATTTACCACAGGCGTAACCGGCTCCAGGTGGTCAATACAGACACAAATGCGGTTTCTACACAAATGATCGATATGAAGGCCCTCAGGAATCGGACCCACCAGTGTTTCCCACGCAAATCGATGTGCACGAACGATCGTGCCATAGGGGTTGAACACCCCGTAGCCTCCCCGATCCGTGGCAGCCATCCATTCCCAGCACACCCCGTCAGCGTTGACCTTCGCCCAGAAACGTTCCTCTGGAGTCCCGTCGACCTTCATGGGAAGTTTGGTGAACATGGGGTCACCGTAAGTGCGAAACCGCTGGTAATGCCTTCCGCAGTAACCTCTTGCCCACTTGGTACGCTCGCATCCTTCAATCGTGCACAGTCGTGTATCATTGCTCATGTCGAACATACTCCAGTCTGTTCGTCCAACCCCCGGCGATTGGCCTCGCGCGGGGATTCTCTCTGTCTTGAAACGGAAGCCCCGAAGGGCTCCCGTGTACGTGTCTCTAGCTTACAGCATTGGCAGCGGCTCGGCTAGCCAGCCATAGGGGAAGCGTAACCGGCCAGAGCGCGGCAATGCCGACCGTAACGAGCAGGTCACGCCAGATCTCATCTTCGGTGGTGTTGCGGTGCTGGGATTCGGGCATGGAGCCCATAACGGTTGATACGGTATTGAACAGCATGACACCCGCGCCAATGGCGAACATGGTGTAACCGAGGACAAAAAGGGCAGACCAAAACACGGCGGATTCCTTGCGAAGGTTTGTGCGGTCTGTCCAGCATAGCGAAAGACCCGGTGCCCCATCGACACCGGGTCTGACACGTTATCTAGCTTTCTGTTTCGCCGTTCATGATCGCCTCGATATCGGCCTTTCGAAAACGATTGTGTCCGCCTGGCGTCTTGATCGAGAACAGCAGTCCTCGTTCCGCCCAGCGCGTGACCGTCTTGGCATCGACGCGCAAAGCCTTCCCGACCTCACTCGGTGTCATGAGTTCCTTGGTTTCGCTCATGGTGTCCTCTCAGTACTCACGCACGATGGCCTTGAGGAGTTCATAACCCTCATAGCCGAATTCGACTTGCACCCGGTTCCCGTTGACATCAGCAGCCGTCATGACCCACATGCCGCTTGGGTACGCCATGGTGGGCGTTCGCTTGGCGAACGTAAACCGCTGGTTTTCGATCAGATGCTCTGACCCTTGATACTCGACTTGGTTCACGTCTTCTCTCCTTGTGTCTTCGACATGCACGGGATGCACAGGTCTGCCTGTAGCAATCTGACAATGTACTGTCGGTTGCCCGGAGCAGTCAGACCGGTAACGTCCAGGACGCTTCCATCCGCTCCGCGCTGGTGGTCGCCTATGAACGCGGCGTGCCAATAGTTCGGCTTCGTGTCGGTGACGAGCTTGCACCCGCAACCGTCACACAACACCTGGGTGGACACTACTGCCTCCCGATCCACTGCCCGAATTCGAGGAGAATCCAGAACAGCAACGTCCCGAACCCGATCACGGCCGGAATGAGCACGAGGATCACGCCGATAGCGCAGCCGTTGAGTTTTTGCTTGTCGTCGGTCATCTACTTGTCACCCTTCATGGCCTCGTAATCTCGCGCCTGTTCGGGCGTCAGGATCACGTAGTGCGGATTCGGTACGTGCTCCGGCGCGGCCTTCGCCAGTTCGGTGTACACGGCAGCCTTCGAAATGGCTTTTCCGATGTCGTTGCCCGGTGACTCTTTCCACGTGGTTTCTAGCCACGCTTCGGCCTTGTCCGCGTAGTAACGGAAGTCTTTCAGTTCGTCACTCATCGTTTCTTTGCTCGCTTTCGCATCATTCGTTCAACTCGCGTCATGTCTCGGTGTTCGATCCACTTGAGGATGCCCCAGAACGCAGGAACCGACAGCATGAGACCGATCATCCCGCCGATCAGCGCCGCTAGCAGTCCGGTGTCACTCATCAGTACATCACCGGTCCCTTCATCAACTTGGCCTGCTCGGTGTACATCTCGGCGACGCTAAGGTATGACTTTGCAGACTCGTTACACCCGTTTTTAGCCTTCTCACTGGCTGATTGCAACGCCTCATCGGCCTTGCGCATGTAGTACTCGAAACTCTTCGATCCATCACTCATCATTGTCACTCCAAATCTTGTCGGCGAGCTTGCACAAACCGATGGTCAACACCGTGACTACTCCACTGATGAGGAATCCGAACGTCACGCCCGCGACAGGAACCCATGAGTGTTGGGCAATGCTGCAACCGGCAGCAGCCAACATTACGCAGGCACTGTGGATGCTGAGCACGAACAGGCCTCGCTTGGTGTGGTTACTCATCTTCGGTGTCTCCCGTCTTCTCATCGCGGTAGCAGACCGAGCACTCAGAACCCGGGCACTCGTGGTAAGGGTTTTCGGCCTCTTCCGTCTTCTCAATCCACAGCACGTGGTAGGCAACCGGGGTATTCCGGAAGACCAAGCGGGTTGAGTGCTGAACGGTGTTCCCGTGCTCCATGTCGCCAGTCTCCACGAACCACGCGGTAGCGGGCCCCTCGACCTCGGCGCGGAGCTTCGCGGTCAAGTTCTCGAACTCTTCGCGGGCCGCGTCCTGGTCGTCGTTCAGCACGCAATACGTGATGTCGAACCGGCCGACGTTCAGCGGAAACTCTTCGGCGTAGTGCAGGAAAGCGGCAGCGGATTGCAGCCCGCGAACAAGCTGGTCACGCTTGGTTTCAGGTTCAGTGTTGAACATGATGTGTCCTTCCGTCTTTGATCGTGATCTTGAGGGAGTGTGTTGTCGGGAGCCGCCACCCCTCGTAAGACGGCTCCCACCAGCGGGTAAGCGCTGATTCCTTCGCCCGAAAGCATTGGAGAGACTTGTCAAACCTACCACGGTGCACCTGATCGTGCAACGTGGGGTCGGCGTCACCCGAAGATGTCATCCTCGGGAACCAGGGGCACCATGTCTTCGAACTTCTCCAGGATACGGTCAAGCGACTTGTCGACAGCGGCAGCGGCGCGGAACGCGGTAGCGTTCGGGAGCGGGATCTTTGCCGGGTGTCCGTTCTTGCTCTTCACGTAGAGCGACTTCAACACCTCAAGCGGGTCCGGCGTCCACGTGGTCGACACCCGCTGGTCTTCGCCCGGGATCGTGGACTTGCCGATGGTCAGTACGAGGAACATCGGAACGTTGTCGTCAGTGTTCACGCCCATGATCGCCACGTCGGCCCAACGGCACGCGGAGCACGTCTGGCCACGCGGCAGCACCGTACCCGGCATGTGTCCATTGTGGGTTCCGTTCCGGTGGCGGGAGGACCCGAAACCCAGTACCCGCCCAGTGAACGCCTGCCCGGAAACGGTGAAGTCCTTCACGGTGGGATCGTCGTACTCGCACTCTTCGGCAGCGAACTCTGCGAACTCGTCCGAAACCACGTCCAGGGGTCCTTCGCCATTGTCCCAGCCCTTGACCGCAGCCTCGCACGCTTCATCATCTCGATACACATCCATGCTAGTTCCCCTCATCTTCGTGTCGTTCGTCGGTTTCGTACCAGTCGTCCTGGTGAGATTCGCGCGCCTGCTCGGCAAGGTGTTCGCGGATCGCCTTGAGGACCGCAGGGTCCTCATACATCCCCATGTCAGTGTTGCTCATGGTGTGTCCCTTCATCATCTTTCGATCTTCACAATCGTCAACGGGGTTCCCCGACTACCGCAAGAGTAGCATGAGGCGTAGACTAGAACAACGAAGACCAACGATGAGAGGATGAAGGATGGCAAGCACTCGCTTCGAAGACACCGCAGCAGGCGGCCAAGCTCCCAGCGCGGGAGCGGTGGCGTACGCCTGCTCGCAGCTCGGATTCCGTGTGTTCCCGCTGGTTCCCGGAACCAAGCGGCCTGCCATCGAGGGGTGGAAGACCAGGGCCACGGCCGACGTGGCGACGATCCGGGCGTGGTGGGCAGGCGGCGAGTTCACCGGCTGCCCGGTCGGCATCGCCACCGGCCCTGGCTCGGGCGTGTGGATCTTGGACATTGATACCAAGCACGGGATCAACGGATTCGAGGTGTTCCACGACCTCGCGAAGGCGAACGGCGCTGGCGTCGAAGAGTTCACCCGAACCATGACCGTAGCCACTCCCTCAGGTGGGGCTCACCTGTATTTCCGGTGGGACGAGACAGCGGACGCCGAAGGCGGCGTGCGCAGCGACTCGTCCGGTCACCTGGCACCAAACCTGGATGTGAAGGGCATCGGGGGACTCGTGAAAGCTCCCGGCTGCGGCGGCTATCAAGTCGTTCCGAGGGGCGGTATCCGGAGTACTGTTATCGTCCCGGCTCCCGAATGGCTCGTGAAGCTGACGCGCAAGCCTGAGCGCGAAGCGCGAGACGAGCCGCAGTACGAACCTGGCAGCAAGGCCGCTGAGCGAGCCGCTGAGCGGATACTTGACCGGCTCGGCAGTTCGGCACCAGGGACCCGCAACAACGAACTGAATGTTGCCGCGTTCCGGCTCGGGAAAATGGGCACCTTGAGCGCTCAGGATGCCTGGTCCGAGCTTCGGACCGTGATGTTCTCGATCGGCGCGAATGATGATGAGTCATCCCAACGTAGGACGTTTGAGTCCGGCTGGGAGGCGGGCAGGCGAGCCGGTAACGTGTGGTAGGATGCATTCTAAGGAGGTAGAGCATGAATAGCAACCAAGCACGCGAACCCGGTTGGTGCGCACCTGACGAGCTTTTGGGCCTGTACGCCCAGGCGGAAACCGCACGCAAGGCGATGAGTGACAAACTCTGGGCAACCACGCCTGGCATCCTCCTTCCAGAGGAAATCGAAGCGTGGGGAGCGGAAGGCGAACGATGAACAAAGAACAACGCGTTGAACGCGCCCGCACCGCCGCGCAAGCGCGGTGGGCAGGCAAGACCAGCGCCGACAAGCGGAAGCAACGCCTGGTCATGCTGCAAGCACAGGCCTCGAACCTCGGGTATCGGTTGGTGCCTGTTGACGACGACACGAAAGAGGACTGAACGATGACCGACGAAAACCCCGTTCCCGACGAAGAGGGTGCCGTGCGCATCAAGGACGGCAAGGTCGAAGTGTTCGACGGCAAACGATGGGGACCGTATCGAGCGATTCCCGCGCCGCCCGGCGTGCACGTGCAGTGCCGCTGCATGAACCACAACAAGAAAGAAGACTGAACGATGAAATTCGACTACAAAGAGCGAAAGGACACCGCGTGGGCGCTGCGTATGTTCGCAGCAGTCCTAGACGAACACGCTGGTAGCAGTAAGGAGCTGGTCGAAGCACGTCAAAGCGCGAAGCGGCTGCGGAAACTAGCCGCACGAGTGGAGAACGAGCGATGAAGCGTGAACTCAGCGGTTCACCCGACTGCCAGAACTACGGATACACACCCGACCCGTGCTCTCCGAACTGCACAGTGGCCCGATGCGCGGCCAGTGACCCGTACCTGTACCCGGAACCCGTTGCAAACGGGTGGGATGATCGGACCATGTTCGGCACGGACGGCTACTCGACCCCCGACACCGTTCGCGGTGCCGACTGGAAGAAAGAGGACTAGAAGATGGCACTCTGGCACAACCGACAGCCCAACCCCGAACGCAACGAACCCACCACCCGCACTTCACGAGACAACTGCACCGCAAGGCGCGATTCACAGCGGGAAACACGCACCGACAACGCGCAGAAAGACATGAAGCGCAAACCGTTCGAAGAGGGGCGCTGACATGACCACCAAAATGACCGACACCCAACGGCAGGACATGCGTCGTGAAATCGTCCTGCGCGAGATCAACCAAGGAGCGCTCGCGGGGATGCCCAGCGACATCACCGCTTCCGCTGCCGATCTCGTCTTGAACGCACTTGACGCTTTCGACAACTGGTCACGCGACACATGCCCTCGTGATCTCATCGAAGCCGAAGCGCTGGAACTCCAGGCGATCATCTACCAGGCCACGCCTGGCCGCAAGACGACGTACGGGGATGTCGCTCACCAGCTTTCCGAGCACGCACGCCTGGCACGTGAAGACCATGCCGAATCCCTGAGCTCATAGGCAGCAAGAAACCCCCGGGTGTGAGCCCGGGGGTTTCCCATCCCGCTGTACTTCATGCGTCGACTGCAACGACAACGAAAGGAACGTACGTGGACAACGATACCACGCCATCGAACAACGGCAACATGGGCAAAATGAGCGAATTGGACCTGCAACAATACATGCTCGGGGAACTCGCACCGAAGCAGCCCGCCGAACCCGTGCCCACCAGCACCGGTGGTGACCAGCTCACCATGACCCCTGACGGGCATCTCACCACGCACATCACCATCCCTGACACGCTCAAACTCCTCCCTCGGTGCCTCGACTTCGGCGAGCCCGTTCCTGGACCCCACAGGCCGGGAGCGGTCGCGCGTCTCATCGCGCACATGCTCGCCGATGACGAAGGCGTGCACCTCAGGCACTGGAGGGACGGTTGGTACATCTGGCGGGACCAGCGAACCGGAGGGCGATACCGCCCCTTCGGGCAGGTCGACAACAAGTACGCCGTTCCCGACATGGTTCGTGCGCTCATGGACAACGCCACCTATCAGCACGAGACGCAGCGAAAAGGCGTAGAGGTCAAAGACTGGGACCCCAACAACCGGAGTGTCAAAGAGGTCACCGACGCTCTCGCCGCTGCCTCTCGCCCCGATGAGACCATGTCCGCAGGAACGTGGATCGGCAACGACGCCGCGACGCGGGAACTCGAAACACCAGGCAACGAGGTCACCTGCGTCGCCAACGGGTTGCTGTGGTGTCCCACGTCCGGAGGCGCGGACGCTCGCCAGCTCATGCCGCACACACCCGCGTTCTTCACCGATGCCGCCGTGGCCGTCGACTACGATCCCGAAGCCGAATGCCCGCTGTGGCTGAAATTCCTGGACGAGCTGTGGCCTGACGACCACGCCTCGCAGCGGCTCCTGCAGGAATGGTTCGGATACGTCCTCACACGCTCGACATCGCTGCAGAAGATCCTGGTCCTTGTCGGGCCGCGCCGTTGCGGCAAGGGGACAGCCGCGTGGGTGCTTGAGGAACTGCTCGGCGGTCGCAGCGAAGTCGACCATCCGCTCATGTCCACGTTCGGCGACAAGTACGGGCTGTCTAACATGCTCGGGAAGCGCCTTGCCATCTTCGGTGACGCGCGCATGGAGAAGTCCGAGGCGTCGATCGTGGAAAAGCTCCTCATGATCTCGGGTGAGGACCCCGTGACCGTGGAACGCAAGTACCTCTCGCCGGTCATCACCAAACTCGACGTGCGTCTCATGATCATGTCCAACTCCATGCCCGACCTCAGAGACACCACGGGCGCGCTGGCCGGTCGATTCCTGCCGCTGCCCATCAGGATCGAAGGGTTCTACGGCAAGGAGGACCGAAACCTGAAGCACAAGCTCGGGTCGGAACTCACCGGCATTCTCAACTGGGCGCTGGAAGGCGCGGACCGGCTGTGGGCCAACGACGGGAAGTTCACCGTGGGGGAGAACGTTAAGGACGCCATGAGCAAGGCCGACCGTTCCGGTAGCCCGCTTAAGGCGTTCGTCATGGATCGGCTTGTGTTCGAGGCGGGCTCCGCAGCCACCAAGGACAGCGTGTACTGGGCTTACGAGGCGTGGTGCGAGGCGGAGGGATACCACAAGAAGGGCAAAAACGTGTTCTTCCGGGAACTGTTCGCCATCTACCCGAGCCAGCTCGGCGACGGGAGGCACACGATCCAGGGGAAGCAGCAGACGGTGCTCACCGGGGCGTATCTTAGCTCCGAATTCTGACTACGGAGAGTGACGAAAACGGGGGTCGGTACCTTGCAGGGATCGGGGGTCGATCCCTGCAAGCTATCCCTGCAAGTTGGGGTGTTTGGCTTCAGAGAGTTATCGATTCTAAGCTGTATGTGTTGTACTGAAAAGACTACATAGCGTAGTCGAGCTGATTTTGGGGCCTTGCAGGGATGCTTGCAGGGATACTGCAGGGATGCTTGCAGGGATAAAACACCCTCTGACCTGGTACTTGCAGGGATTGCAGGGATAAAACCTAACCAGTTCAGGAGTGTGTAAATATACAGTGTACGGAGTAGTGTTGTTCTGTATAGAGAGAACAATGCAAAGTATCCCTGCAATCCCTGCAATCCCTGCAAGGCGAAGCCCGAAATCCGGTTACAGAAAGTGAGAATTTTGCCGTGGCGATCCGAGATCTACGACAGCAGATGCCCGTGGACGGCGAAGTCAGCGTGAGCCCTTGGGAGTCGATCCTCACCGAGGTACGCCGTTCGGCGTACCGAGCATCGTGGGTCGATGAGCGAGTTGAGCAGGAGGCGCAGCGCGAACGCGAGTTGGAAGCGCAGGCGCACGACTGGGACCCCAAAGACTTCGAGATTGCACGAGCTCGACAGGGCCGCGAGCTGAGGGAGTGGGTCAAGCTAAGCCGCGAGGAACGCGCCCACGGCGCACAGGTAGCCCGTGCAGCCGTCTCAGCTGGCCTCTCAGAGCGCTACATCGAGTCGGTGCAGGCGGAGGCACGGAACATCGCGAGCGTGCTCCAGAGGGCACTACAGGCGGCCGAACTGAGCGATGAGCAGTGGATGGCGGCCACGGCGGAGTTGCGGGTGGGGCTCGCGGAGATGGGGCGCGAGTTGAGCGCAAGGCACTCAAGTATGGGCGGGAGATTTCCCGAGCGGCCCGGGATCGAATCATGATCGGTCGCAAGGCGTGGTGGAAAGTGTGCGTATGTCGCGATTGTGGGGCTATGCATACCCCCAAGCAACTCAAGCGCAAAGCCAAGCGTCGCGAGGCTCGAAGGTGGCGAGCTGATCTTGACATTTGATGTTGTCAAATGTCCAGTCTGCCCTACTTTTCACTTGCGGGAATTGCACTTCCCGGTAGTGATCCCGGTTCCCGGTTGTACATGGTCTCATATGTGCACTGACCTGGGATATCCCTTGGATTTGGTGGTCACAGTTCAGTAACAACGCCCTTGTTGGGAAGCGTTCCCGGGAATTCCCAGAGCCAAGCCTGCCAGCGCGGGCCGTGGTCCTAGACCCACATAGCCCGTCCGGCCTCTGTGCGGAACGCTGACGGACTCACATGTCGTATGCCTACACGGGTTAGGGTATGCGGGTATAGGCGCTTAGAGAGCTACACAGGGCATAACAAAGGGGCACCCCATGGCGGGATGCCCCTGTGTGTAGCTGTGTAGTTACGACCCGAACATGCCTGTGTCAATCACGCCGTTGTCCCCCTCGTTGCGCTTGAGTGCGCGACGACGCAGGTCCCTGCGTGAGCGTTCGAAGGCCGCTTGATCTTCGGCTCGCGCCTTGCGCTTGTCCATCTCGGCGCGCTTGGCGTTGGAGTCACCCTTGGTGCCCTTGAGGCCCTTCATGACCTTGTCGAACGTGTCATCTTTCTTGGCCATCATCATGTCCTTTCGTCGTGAACGTCCAGCTTACCACAGCGCGAGGGAGAGCGGTGGTAGGGGTCGGTGTCCGATTTGAAAGGGTTTTTCTTTTTCAGGCTGATTGTCGGTGCAGAGCACCCAAATACGCGTCGGGCAGGGTCACTCCCCCGTCTGGCAAGCGCTTACACGTTTCCCCGCGGAAAAGGCCACCCCGTAGGGTGGCCTAATCTCCTAATATCCCGCGTGCGCCCAGCGCTGGTTAGCGATGTCGCGCGCCTGCGGATGGAACTTGAAAACCCCCAGGTTGATGTGCTCGCGGACGCCTTCTGCGTTGGTGGTGAACACCAGGACCGCGAACTGACCGTCTTTGCGCTTCGTGATGACGATACCGTGGCCCGACTTGCGCTTGCTGATGTGCTCCGCGACGAACCGGCCGGTGAAGGCGACGGACTTGACGACGATCGCAGCCAGCTCCGTGTCGATGTACTGGCGCTTGGCGTCGCCGTGGGGGTAGGTGCTCTGCGCGTGGCGAACGACCGCCGTGGCCTGGTCGGCGTAGAACGAGCCTGCCCGCTTGATAGCGGCGGTGTCGTCGGTGTTGAGGTAGGTTTCCAGCTTGACCATGTGAATCATCCTCGCATCTTTGGTCTTCGGTGTGTGCCTTTCGGCCCCGTAACCGCAACTCTACAACCCGGTAGGCGTACCGGCAAGCCATCCGGCGAACTTTCTCAGAAAATCTTTGATACCAGTCCCTACCGGGAAGAACACAAGAGCCCCGCCGAGAGGCGGGGCTCTGCGCTGTGTGCGGCCTAGCGGATTCCGTAGGCGAAGCTGGTTGGGTTGTATGCGGTGCGGTTCGGATTGAACACGGGCTGCACGTACTTGGTTTCGACCGTGAAGCATTCGATGTCGACCACTTCCGCGTTGTCCGCGAAGTTGGCGAGTTCGCGCGTCTTCCACTCCGCGAGCGCTTCCCCGCCTTCGAAGTCCACATCGACATCGGGGCCGTAGCCGTTGGTGTTCAGGCTGATCACGTGGTACACGGTCGAGCCGTTCACGTCGATCTCGGCGAGAACGATGCTCGGGGTGATCTCGCGGGTAACGGCCTGGTTGCCGTTGAGCATGTACGCGACCACTTCGCGGGCGGTGTTCTCGTCAGTGGTGTGGTGGGCGGTGGTGGCGAAGAGCTTCGGCATGGTCTTGTCCTATCATCGTTGGTCTTTTCATGGGCGTCCCGCCCTGATGAAGACAACTCTAACACCCCCTTGAATCTCGCTGCAAGGGGCCACCCGAACTTTCTCAGATTACTTTCCGTCAGGATCTTGACCTGCGGTTTCGTCCAGTTTCTGGTCTGCCAGTCCTCGCAGGAGCTTCACGACGTACTCGGCTCCCTTGGCTTGTGCCTTGGTGAGCTTGGTACTGGACGCTTCCCAGTTGAACTCTTCCAAGATCTCCACGAGCCGGATCGCGTGGTTTTTGTGAGCCAGCTTCTCAAGCTGGTCGATCCGCGTATGGTACCGCTTGATCTGGTCTTCGGACTGCTTGCGTTCGAACGCGATCACCTTGTACAGGTGCTTCTCGGTTTCGGTTTCCTCTGTCATCGTCTGCCATTTCGTCTGGCGCGGACGGGCCTTTCGGCCCGTCCGCACACCTAGTCGGTTACCCGAATTTCGCGCATGAACCGGAGGATCTCCTGCTGGTCTTCGTGGGCGAGTGCTGAACGCGACATGCAGGTTTCAACAACAGCGTACGCACCAGCGGGGCGCATGTACTTGCTGAGTCCGTCGAACAGGAGGAAAGCGGCGACTGTTGCGGCGTCGGTACCCTTCGCGGCGGCGATGTAGAAACCGGACTTCAGTTCAGTGGCCTTAGACATGTCAGTCGTCCTCGCGTCGTTGATCGTTGCTTGCCTCCAAAGCCTAACACCCGCCCGCGCTGAGCGCAACCTTTCTAGCAAGATTTCTCGTGGAAAGTTTCCCTACCCCGGTGCGCACGGTAACACACCGAGCCGAAAGAGAAGGCCCAACCTCACGGACGGGCCCTCTCCGAGTGCACACCTACATGCACTTCGAGCTTACCTCACGCTTCGACCGGCCGCGCGATGATCACGTGGTTCCCGCCGTTTTCTTCATCGGGAATGCTGTGCTGATGCGAGCCGTAGTCGACAGCGAAGCTGATCGTGTACCCGACCGCGCCCGCGCACTCTGAGCAGTAGTCCGGTGCTTCGGGGTCGATAGGGTGCGTGGTCTCGATAGACCATTCGCCTACGATGGTGGTGTACATGCTGTCATTCTACCAGGTCACGACTCTTTCCGACCCAGTTGTGATCCTGCTTGGCGTGCAGTTCTGCGAAGTCGTGAGGCAGGTAACCCGAAGTCAGCGTGGTTGTGTTGCATTCCTTGCAGTGGAAATGATAACCGCCGAATCGAGCCGTAGCACGGAAGTTCCGAGGCTTGTAGACCCGCCTGTACCCGTGGTATCGCATGAAGCCGTCAACATCTTCGACCAGTTCCCGGACTCCGGTAGGGCCGTCTACCCATATCCCGTCCGGGTCGAACGTCATCTCAGGCAGACGCGGCGCTGACCAGTTGTTCGGGTCGGTCTGGTACCCGATGATCTCAGGCTTACCCACTACTTCCCACCACCATTCGGCTTGGGGTTGCATCCGGGGCAGCCGTGCCCGCAGGAACTACACTTAGTCATGCCCGCATCCTCTCATCTTTGGTCTTGGTTCACCAAGCCTAACACCCCCTCGCCATCATCGGCAAGGGGGTGAGGTTCACTTTCTGAAATTGTGTTTTCGCAGGTCAGCGGTTCTTTCTGGCTTCCATCTCCTGCGCCTCGGCATTGACCGGGTACAGCGCACAGGACGGAGCGCAGATGTGCTGACACAGCGGACAGTAGCCGTCTTCGAAACGGTCGATCATGTTCGCCAGTTCTAGCAACTCCTCGCGAGTCCTGGACTCATCGCCCCAAAAGGCGATATGCCGCAAGACGGCGGACGCGGTAACTCGGGGATCGGTCATTGCGTCAACCCTGATTGCAGCCATCGGCGCATTTCCGCAGCTGTGATGACCTTCCCCGAAGGCAGTACCCAAGGAACGTCAAGAGGCAAGTTGGTGCCCACCAGGTTACGAACCAGGTTGATAAGCGACAGGTCAGCCGAAGTGACCTCGTAAGCGTGCATCGTGTCGGATACTGGTATGCGCATGTCGTGTCCTTCTGTCATGGGCATGTGGTCGTTCTCCGAGTATAGCAAAACCCCGCACCTCTCGGTGCGGGGCTCGATGCTAGCTGCGGTAGTCGATCAGCTTGTGCGTGATCCAGCTGCGCTTCACCCGGTCATAGGCGTCGTACTTGACATCATCCGCAATGTCTTGTCGCCCCTTCGGGGCCGCGAACGGCGTCCAGGTTGACGCAGCTCGCGCGGGGGCGGACTTGGCCTGCCCGTAATCGCGCTTCGGAACTTTTCGAGCCATGATTCACTCCTCCGTGTCGGTGTTGGCAGGCATACGCTCCAGAACACTCTGGAGACGTTCGCGGGTGTTCTTGAGGTAGCCCTTAGTGGCGTCGGTGTTGGGGAGCGAACCAGCTCGGAGGCGCAGGCTCATGACTTCCGATGCGACCAGGGCGCGAACGTCCGAGGCCTCTTGATCGGTCAGTTCGATGTTTACCATGTCTTGTGTCCTCTCATCGTGTGTCCGGTTGAGCCTAACACCCCCCTCACGGAGGTCCGCAAGGGGGTGTCGAGGTTTTCTCAGATTGTGTGTTTGTGCAGGTCAGGGAACCATTCCCAGCGCCTTCGCGGTGTCGCACGGCCACGGAACGCCGTGGGCGTCCGCATCTCCGCACGTCGAGCAGGCCGGTTCGATGTAGCCGTATCGACCGTCAGGCAGCTCCCCCTGCACGCCTTCGAGGACGGGCGTATGCAGTCGCAACGCCGCGTCGATCATCGCCTTAGCTTCGGCAAGCTCGGCTCGCAGCGTCTCGGTGGGCATCGGGAAGTTGTACATGGGACCCGAGTCGCGGACCGGGTACTTGCGGTCACTCATCTTTGACTCCCAGCGCCTTGCGCGCGGCTTCGAGTTCACGCTTGATCTGGTCGCGCTCCGCTGCGAGGTCGGCGATCATCCGCACGTGACCCTCGTTGGCGGCCCTGAGCATTTCGATTTCGGTCATGTGCGTGATCCCTTCGTGTCGTAAGGTGACTTTCCACCACCGGGGCAGGCGTGCTCGGGAGAGCTGGCGAACGCCAAGAGGCTATTTGAGCTGTGATGCCGCAGCTTGCCGTCCAAGCGGAGAACGATGCTTCGGCGACACTCAGGACATGTGACGATGTGCTGTTCGGCCATGTCATCGGTCCTTTTTCAGTGTGCCTGTGTGCCACGAGCCGCAGTAGTCGCAGAAATACACGTTTGCGCGTCCATTTTCTGCATCGAACCGGATCCGTGGGTCACTCGGCGAGTCATACATGGTCTTCCAGTGACCTACTGTGCCGTAGTGCTTACGGGGCCAGTCTCGCGGGTCATCGGATGGAGCCGGTCTTCCTGCGCATCGATACCCGCAGTACACGCCCCAGAACGGACCAAAACCGTCGAGGTAGTTGCGGCAGCGATAGCACCGACGACGCTCCGGGTACTGGAGTTTGAGTAGAGATTCTGGTTGCGCCTCCCATGCGGAGGCGTCGATATTGCGTACTGTCACCGGCATGTCTTTGATCCTTGTCGTTGTCGGGGCCGAACCGTTGTGCCGGTCCAGCCCCACGTAGATGATGCGGACTCTAGCGTATCACGGCACGTCAGAAGCGCAAGGGGACCCCGCTTGCGCAACCCGATCACCGGGTGTATCGTGAGACATACGACCACGACGAAAGGACTTACGATGACAGTCAAGCTCCACAACCTCCCCACCCCGTTCCGGGATGTCCTGTCGGACGCAGAGCATGAGGTGCACCTTGCGTACGCCGATGCGATCAACCACGAGTCCCCCGCCTTCGATGAGGTGCACGACCGCATCCACATGTGGTATACCGACCTGTGCGAGCAGGTGTCGGTGTGCGTGGCGTACGACTGCTACGAGCGGACCGACCGTGAGCAGTACTGCGATGCGCACGCGAACCGAGAGGTGCGGTGACGTGGACAGGCTGAAAACGAATGGCTGGGAACTCGACCCCAAGCAGATTCGCAGGGTCATGAGCGTCCTTTCTGACGACGAACTGCACGCGAACTTGGGTCACATGTGGCCGCGAATCAGGGAAGCTGCCGAAGCCGAAGCGGCTGCCCGGTGGGCGGAAACGATCATGCCGAAGGACGCCTGATGGGGATGTACACGCAATTGATGTTCAACGCTGAACTGCGGAAGGACACGCCAGATCAGGTGATTTCCATCCTCGAATTCATGACAGGGGATGCAAGCTACGGCATTGCTCCGGAAACTCCGGAACACGCGCTTTTCGACACGGAACGATGGACGTTCATGCTGGTCAGTTCCAGTTACTACTTCGAACCGAATGCGTCGAAAACGTCCTTCCGCAAGGACGACATCACAAAGTCATGGCACTTGTCTGTGCTTTGCGACTTGAAGAACTACAGCGGGGAAATCGAGGCGTTCCTTGATTGGATCATGCCGTATTTGGACGACTCCAATCGCCAGGTCTTGGGGTGGACCTGGTACGAAGAGGACGACGAGCCCACCTTGATTCGAAAGGGTGACCGATGAGCTACCCGAAGACCTACACGCTGCACCGGATCACGCCCGATGGCGTCGAGAAGATGCAGAAAGACCTGACGATGATGGATGCGCGTGTCGCGCTGCGATACGTGCTCACCGACAACAACGTCACCGACTACGAGAACGCCCGCGAGGCCGCTTCATCGATCCGCATGACCGGCGAGCGGCTGGAATGCCACGGGTATACGTTCTGGGTGGAACGGGAGCGGCGGGCATGACCGAAGACGAACGGCTGGCCGAACGAGCGCGCCGCATCCACGGGGACAACCCGTTCAGCCCGGAGAACATGGCACGAGACGCCACCTTGAAGGGCATCGAGCGGGATGCCGTTCCGATCGAACGGACCATCGAAGCACTGAAACGGCACCAGGAGGAGGAGGAATGACGGACATGACCGAAGGCGAGTACATGTACCACCCGATGATGTACATCGTCGAGCTGACGCGAGAAGACGCGATTAACCTCGTGCACGCTGCGCACACGCACGCTGAGAGACTGCTGCCGGTCGAATCCAAGCGGCTGGTGGACAGTGCCAACCGCTTGGCGAGCCAGACCGTGCACTACAGCTAGCAAACCGATGACGTACCACTGGGCTCACGCGCACTACGCGAAAACGCAGCACGCGTACAAGAACCAGATTCCCGGACTTCCGTCCGCGTGTGGGCGTGGCAGGTTTCCCCAGGACGCCGCCACGCCCACCATTCCCATACCGGCGTGCAAGTGGTGCTCCGCCATCACCAAGCCACCGAATGCGGAGACGTTGGGCGGATCGTTCGAGAAGGGATACCCGTGGGCACAGCACAGCGATTGGCACCGGTCACGGGCCGGAAAGCAACACCACTTGCCTGAACCGCGTTCGCGGTATGGGGACTGATGACCGAAGTCGTCGGCGCGACCTTAGTCGTCGGCACATTGACCGTAACCGCGCTAGCGTCCGCCGCAACCGGCCTCGTGCTGGCGATCTGAGAGGATATGAACATGACCGAAGAGAGACAACCTGACGCCACCGACCATGCGTTCGCGCTGGTCGAACAGGTGAACAGGCTCGCCAAGATCGCGCCGACCATGGCGGACTGGGAGCACGGCAAAGACACCCCAAGCGGGGAGCAGCTGTCAGCGGCTCGCGCGATCGTGTCGGGCGGTACCGAACTGCGTAAATCGCTATGGGCGTTGGAGACGGTAGCTGAGACGATCGTCAAGGCGCACGACGATGCGCAGGAGAAGCGCCTTGACGCGTTCTTCGAGACCACTATCGAGGGAGTGTGAACCCCGAAGTGCTAGCCACGCTTGTCGGGCTGCTCGCCATGATCCTGTTCGTACTCATCTGCTACATCATCGAAGCGGTTTGGAACCGGCGACGATGAACGAACGGAAAGGTTGGGTCATCCTCGCTGTCGGGGCCGCGATCTTCCTCGTGTTCTGGCTGGGGTTCGCACTGGCAATGTACCTGTACAGCACGGATCTCGCAGAGAGGATATTGCAGTGAACGCAGATGCGCTGATAGTGGCTGCTACGCCTGCGCTGGTGTTCGTGGGATCGGCGATCGCCTACTACGGGTTCACCGAACGCGGCGATCCTGATCCGGTCCCGAAGGTTCGCAGAGGCGAATCTGAGTATGAGCCGTGGGGCATCCCGTGCCGCGTGCGAGCGTACCGGATTCCTGGTGACGGCATCCGCAGATCGTACAAAGACGCACAGCACGACACACGACAACTGATGAAGATCATTGACACGGAAGGTAGTAAATGATGCGACGAGCAGCCATCGAGATGTTGACAGCTCGGGAGATCGCCGAAGAGTACGGGTTCAACCTGACGGACATGTACGCGATGACGGGGCCCACGAACGCCGATCGCGATGCGAAGCTGTTCCGTCTGCGAGTCGAGACGGATGAAACGTGGCGGAAGGCTTACAACCCGAAAGCGAAATACGTCTACCCGAGGCAGGACGTACGAGCTTGGTACCGGGAACGGCAGACGCGCGGTTGGGTGCAAGGCGCGGCCAAACGCGGGCAGTAAAGAAGGCGGTCACCCGAGAAGGTGGCCGCCTTGCCTCGTCTATCTCCGGGATGCCCTATCCCGCATACACTGCTTACATTCTCTGGCGTTCCTATTTTTTCTTTGGAACGTATTTTCTGGTGTGAAATCGTGTCCGTTTACGCACCTGGTTTTTCGACTGTTAGTTGCTGCGAGACCTTCGCCCCTGAGTACGTTTTCTCCTGGTGTGACAACCTCAAGATGGTTCGGGTTAACGCATCTGCGGTTGCGGCACAGGTGGTCAAGCACCATATTTTCAGGTATTTTCCCTACGGATTGTCCGTAGGAGTATCTATGTGCCATCATGACGGATCGTTTTTCGGTGAGAACACCGTAACCATCAGTGTTAAGTGGACCAGTCCAGTTCCAACACCCACTTGTTACATGGGTGTAGTGAACGAACCTTTCATCGGCTGTGCCTTGAAACGATCGTTGCAGCTCAGTGAGTTTTCGTCCTTCGCGTCTTTGTTTGTTGTGTCCTGCACACAATCCGTGCGCGTAGTGCTTCCGTTGACACCCGGGGAACTCACAGGTACGATTGTGCATGTCGACTCCTCACTAGTCGTCCAAGCCCCGGTCGTTCGCGCGACGCGGGGATCTTTGCTGTGCCTAGGGTATCATGTCCTCATGGATGCTTTCGGTTTGGATCTGGGTTCCGCCATTACGGATGCCTTCGATGACCTGACGAAAGCCAAGGTTGACTACGTGAACGACCCCGTAAGGTGGGCAGCGGAACGCGGCAAGGCGCACCTCTGGTCAATGCAGAGAACCATCCTTGAGTCGGTTCGTGATAACCGGCGAACGGCAGTCCATGCCTCGCACTCAGTGGGTAAGTCCTACGTTGCCGCCATGGCCGCATGTTGGTGGATTGACTCACATGCCCCGGGTGAGGCGTTTGTCCTGAGTTCTGCCCCTACGGCCGCGCAGGTACGCGCCGTCCTTTGGAGGACGATTAACCGTATTCATGCAAAAGCGGAGCTACCCGGAAGAATGAACCAAGTTGAATGGGTATTGCCTACCGGTTCCGACTCCGAAGAATTGGTAGCTATTGGGCGTAAACCTTCGGAACACTCCGAAGCTGCATTCCAAGGGGTGCATGCCCGGTATGTACTTGTCATCCTCGATGAGGCGAGCGGTGTTCCCGAACCACTGTGGACGGCCGCCGAAAGTATAGCAAGCAACAAGAATGCTCGCATCTTGTGCATTGGCAACCCAGACCTCACATCCGGCCCTTTTGCGGACGCGTGTAAGCCAAGTAGTCCCTTTAACGTTCTACACGTCGGGTATCAGCATTCTCCGGCCATGACTGGCGAGGATGTTCCGCAGCACGTACTGGAAGAGCTGATTTCACCCGAATGGGTTGAAGACCGCAGACAGGCATGGGGGGAAGATTCAGCCCTATTTCAGGCGAAGTGCTTGGGGGAATTCCCGAGCGCATCGGCCGATCCCTGGCGCGTCGTGCCTGAGCAGAACGCTGCGCAGTGCCGCTACATTGAACCGGCGTACAACCCCGATGCCGTTCGCATCGGCGGGATTGACGTTGGCGGCGGCGGTGACCGTACCGTCCTCGTTGAGCGCGTAGGGTCCGCTGTACGTCGTATCGAGAGCTTCGCTGACACCGACCCCATGAAGACGGTTGGACGGCTGGCGAACCTGATTGAGGAATGGAACCTTGAGAAGGTCCGTATCGACACGGGCGGCATCGGGTGGGGTGTCGCAGGCCGATTGAGGGAAGTCCTCAAGGAACGTGGCAGCAAATGCACCGTGAAGGGGTTGAACTTCGCCTCACGCTCGACGCAACCGAAACGCTTTTTGAATCTCAGAGCAGAAGCGTGGTGGAACGGTCGCGAACTGTCACGTAACGAGCTGTGGTCGCTGGCGAACCTCGATGACGACGCTATCGGCGAACTGACCACGCCCCGTTACGAGATCGTGGACAGCTCGGGCAAGATCAAGATTGAGAAGAAAGACGAAGTCCGAGAACGGCTCGGACGATCCCCCGACATCGCAGACGCGCTGTTGCTCGCGTTCTACGACGGGACCGGGAACGCAGAGGCTCACGACCCGAGGCAGGCGTACGCGGGTGCACGGCTCGATGAGGTCGCGGGGACGTACAGCCACTTCGGCGGACCGCAGATCGAAGGCTTGCCGTTCTCGATTCCGACGCCTCTCGGTACGCGCCTGACGCGCTAGAAGGGTCCGCCATCCCCCAGATGTCGGACCCTTTGCATAGCCTTGCGGCCTGTTCAGTTTAGCAGAGCGCTAGTCCCTGTCCTGCTCGCGTGCGCACCATTGGCACACCGTTTCGAGGTTGTCATAGCTGTCCGGCTTGAACCAGACACGACGCACGACCTTGAGCATCTTCGCGGGCGGAGTCCGTCCGCAGTTGCTCGTGCAGCGGTACCCGTCGCGCTCTTTGATGATCGGCGTGAACAACTTGTGATCGCCCCCGACAGGCGGCATCATCGTCATCGTCATCGGGGCAGCCGCGAAACGAAGATCTCGGGAACGATGGCACCGGGGTTGTCGGTCATCGACACGAGTCGGGTACCGACCGCGTTGGCATAGGAACGCGCCTTCATCTCCCATGCGAGCATCAGGGTAGCGTACTTCGCGACGGTGGCGAGGTCACCGACCGCGCGAGCCCGGAGGGATCGACGCAGGCTCAGGTTGCGGTGGGTGGTGGCCTGGTTCAGGAGGTCGAGAGCAGTCATCGTCTTGTCCTTTGCATCGTGTGTCTTGGTACCTCTCAATAGTGCGCCTTCCGGGGCCGGTCGTCAAGTCCCGCAAGCAGGATTTCTAGATTTATTTTGTGGGGTCCCGGTGCTGCGTATGGGCCTGGGCTGATGTAGGGTAGAGACAACGACGAGAGGACACGATGATGAACGTCAAGACTTGGGGAAAGGTCGAAGAGCCGAACGACTGGACGGGTGAAGTGCACATCCGCTACATGCGTTTCTACTCCAACACCGACCGCACCAACCGTACCTACTCGCAGGTGTACGAGCTGGCGGGACGAATCTACTGGTCAGCGAACATCTACATTGCTTTTCGTCCCGACCTCTCCCGCCTGGTGTACGGTCGTTACGCCGCTGTCCCCGGTGCGCTCGCAGTGGCGAAGATGCGCGCCTCACGGATTGCGCTGGACGCGCTGCGGAAGGCAGAGACGCGGCGACACGCCGTGTAGGTCAACCGAATAGCGCCCCGGACTGTACGAATGTCCGGGGCTTTCGTGTGCCCAAAAGTCAGAGCGGTGCTCTCGTCTGTGCTACCGTGACTCAATGAGTGACACGGTGATTACAAGCGAATCGAGAGGTGACAGCCATGCCTAGCAATTGGCGATTGGCGAAGAGTCTCGTAGTACTCACGTCAGAAATCGAGTACTTTTTCCCCGATACGACCGTTTGGGATATTGGCGATAAGGCACACCAGAACTCCTGGTCAAGCCACAACCCCAATGTCTGCTGCGATGTCGTGTGCGCCGTGGACGTTCTTCCCGATGCAGGGCTCGACCTCCCGAAGTTCGTGGCGCACATCGTTGCGAACCCACACCCGAACCTGCTTTACGTGATCTTCGACGAGCAGATTTACAAGCGTCGGAATGGATTCAAGCCAGAGCCATATTACGGTGTCAACAGGCACAAGAAGCACGCGCATGTGAACGTGGGCAACGGACCGGACGGACGCAGCACGAGCGACTACGACAGCACGGCATCGTGGGAGATCGATGATCTCGGAAAACCGTCGAAGCCTTCGAATCCGTCGAAGCCGAGCAAGCCGAGTACCGAAAAGAACAGGTTGGGGGACAAGATGCCGACGCTCAAACGCGGTAGCAAGGGAACCGACGTGCGCCGTCTGCAAGGGCTGCTCACTGCGAACGGGTACAAGACCGCCATTGACGGCATCTTCGGGCCGCAGACCGAGAAGAAGGTGCGGGCGTTCCAGTCGAAGCACGCGAAGCCCGTGGACTCCATTGTCGGGAAACTGACCTGGAATGCCCTGC